TGGACACTAACCCTGATGGGTATTGCCTCTATTTTGATACTGAAGCAGCAATCACCAAAGGATTACTTTCATCTCGTGGAATTGATCAAAGCAGACTTGTTGTTGTCAATGTCGTTACCATCGAAGAGTTCCGAAGTAAGGCACTTCGTGCAGTTGATATATACTTGAAGACAGAAGAAGAAAATCGCAAACCTTGTATGTTTGTATTGGATTCTTTAGGTATGCTTTCGACAGAGAAAGAGATTACTGATGCATTGAATGATAAGCAAGTCCGTGACATGACCAAATCACAACTTGTGAAAGGTGCGTTTCGTATGCTTACCTTAAAACTTGGTCAAGCAAACATTCCCCTTATAGTCACAAATCATACGTACGATGTCATCGGATCTTATATCCCAACTAAAGAAATGGGAGGCGGCAGTGGTCTCAAATATGCCGCGTCTACGATCATTTATCTCAGCAAAAAAAAGGAAAAGGATAAGACAGAGATTGTTGGAAACATTATTAAAGCTAAGACGGCTAAATCAAGACTCAGTAAAGAAAACCAACAAGTCGAAATAAGACTCTACTATGATGAGAGAGGACTTGATCGTTACTATGGTCTTCTTGAACTTGGAGAACTTGGTGGTATGTGGAAGAATGTAGCAGGTCGATATGAAATCAATGGTAAGAAAATATATGGTAAAGAAATACTAAAGAATCCGACAGAATATTTTACAGAGGAGGTTATGAAAAAGTTAGATGAGATTGCAATGAAAACATATAGTTATGGAACTTTATAGTTACAATGTTCTACCTACAAATCTCTGTGATTACCTAATAAATGTTTACGAAACAAATGTTAGCAATCATGAAAGAGTTGATAATCAATCAAAACCAACTTTTACACAGTTGAATTTGAACAAATATCATGCTAATGTAGTATCAAACCTTTGTAATTATTTTTCTGTTGCTCTTGATTTCTATAAGAGAGATGTTCCACAAGCAAAGTATTTACCATCAGTGAAATATCTTGAAGAGTTTCGTGTTAAAAAATATAAAGTTGGAGGGGAGGATCGATTTGATGAACATGTTGATGTAGTAAATTATCAATCATCAAGAAGATGTCTTGCTATGTTATTCTATTTAAATGATGTGCCTTCTGGTGGTAAAACTATTTTTCCATATCAGAACAAAGAGTTTACTCCGAACAGAGGAGACGTTATTATATTTCCACCGACTTGGGAATATCCACATTTGGGTGAACCACCAATAAGTAATCCCAAATATATTATGAGCACTTATCTACACTATGGAACGAATTGAAATTACAATCATTCGGAATCTCATTCACAATGAAGACTTTTCAAGAAAAGTCATACCATTTTTAGAACCAAGTTATTTTGAAAGAAGATCTGACAAAATATTATTTGAAGAGATATCATCATTCATTGTAAAGTATGGATGTTCAGTAACGATTGAAGCACTAAATATTGAGGTTGAAAATCGAAGCGATGTAACGGATGATGAAGTCAAAGAGATAAATGAGACAACTCAATATCTAAATGACTCTCCTGTTGATCAACAATGGTTATTTGATGTCACAGAAAAGTGGTGTCGTGATCGTGCGATTTATCTTGCACTTATGGAATCAATCCATATTGCAGACGGAAATGATGAAAAGAAAAATCGTGATGCGATTCCATCAATCCTATCAGATGCATTAGCAGTTGCATTTGATAATAATGTTGGACATGATTACTTACAGAACTACGAAGAAAGATATGACTACTATCACAAAAAGGAAGAAAAAATTGAATTTGATCTTGACTACTTTAATAAAATCACGAAAGGTGGTTTACCTAATAAGACTCTTAACATCGCGCTTGCTGGTACGGGTGTCGGGAAGTCTCTATTCATGTGCCATCATGCTAGCTCCGTGTTGCTCCAAGGGAGGAACGTACTCTACATTACAATGGAGATGGCAGAAGAGAAAATTGCTGAACGAATTGATGCAAACCTTTTAGACGTATCCATACAAAATTTAAACGACTTACCGAAGAATACATTTGAAAAGAAAGTTGTAAGTCTTGCACAAAAGACTCAGGGTCAGTTAATCATTAAAGAATATCCAACTGCATCTGCACACTCAGGACACTTTAAGACATTACTGAATGAGTTGGCATTGAAAAAATCCTTTAAACCTGATATAATATTTGTAGATTACTTAAACATATGTGCATCTTCACGTTACAGAGCAGGTAGCAATGTCAATTCTTACTCGTATATCAAGGCGATTGCGGAGGAACTTCGTGGTCTCGCGGTCGAAACGAATGTACCGATTGTATCCGCAACTCAAACTACTCGCAGTGGTTTTGCTAGTTCTGATGTTGACCTTACCGATACCTCTGAATCATTTGGTCTTCCTGCAACTGCTGATCTTATGTTCGCTCTTATATCTACTGAGGAACTCGAAGGATTAAATCAACTCATGGTCAAACAGTTGAAGAACAGATACAATGATCCGACTATATTCAAGAGATTTGTGATTGGTGTAGATCGTGCAAAGATGAGATTATATGACTGTGAGCAAAAAGCACAAGAAGATATTCTTGACAATGGACAAGAAGAGGAGTATAATAAAGATGAAAAAGTTTCGAAGAAATCTTTTGCAGAATTTAAATTTTAATTATGTCTGGAGATTACAACACACACAACAATCAACAACCTCATATAAACTACACGGGACAGAAAGTTGACTTGGATAAGTATGCTTTATTCGTGGATGGTGTCACATCCAATCCCAGTAAAGATTATCAATCTTTCCTTGAGAG